ATGCGGAATGTGACCCCCATTTGTTACCAAATGGGTAGCCTCAGCACCATCTGTGAACTGTCAGACTATCTCGGCTCTCGACAAGATTGTTATCTGTATACTCAAAGGCCGTCACCTTTTTGTTCACCCTTATTTTTTGTGTTTCATAATGTAAAAATCACTTATAATTATATTATACCATATAATCCGGATTTGTCAAGTACTTTACTTCTTGGAATAGATTCCCCAAAGTACCCATACTGCGACTAAACCGACAAGTCCTTCGGCTCCTAATTTACCAACTAGACCGACTACTGATCCGACAATATCTAGACCAATAAAAGGAACTGCGGCTCCAAAAATGATTTGGAGTACAACACCTAGTGCAATAAGTGCAAGACCAATTTCTGTTAGACTGCGAATCCAGCCTAATACTTTTTCTACCATAAAATTCTCCTGTAGAAGATTTTAGTTTTTCAGACAAACAACAAACTATTCATTTGCCCGTTGACCCAAATCCTCCATCTCTTTCAGTCTTTTGAGTTGGTGGCTCTTGGATCTCTAATAAACTATGATAAACTTTTTGTACCAATTCAGCTTGACATATCCTATCTCCATTATTTATATTCTTTGGAGACTGAGATATGTTGGTTAGCATCACAAATACTGGCTCAACATAGTCATAATCAATTATACCTTCACAATTTGTGAGATATACGCCGTCTTTCCAAGCTAATCCAGACCTAGAATGCAGACGAACAGAGTAACCTTCTGGAATATCTAAAATTAATCCAGTAGGAACTAATACCCGCTCCATGCAGAATATTTGTATCGTACCATCCTTTATTGGACGCTCGATAGTTCTATTTAGTGTATCTTGATTTACGCTATATGTTCCTTTTTCTGGTATATATGCATGTAAATCAAAACAAGCTGATCCTTTTGTTGCAAAAAATGGTTCTTTTACTGTTGGATCTAATTTATAAAACCCTAATGGTTCAATCGCTCCCGGCATCTTCTACCTTTTTACTTCCTATATTATATTTCGCTACAAGATCCCATTGATCCTTTTCTTTAAAGGACAGTATCTTGAGCTGATTTAGAGGAACAACTAGCTCCTCAGATTCATTTGGATTGATTAATTTAATCAACCCCCACTCTGTTAAAAGGTTTGCTACTGTATTTCTTCTTGCTTGATCGTTTTCTGAAAAATTTGTGGGTTTACCATCAAGTGCAAATAATTCTTTAAAATGTACTATAAAGTACCTACCTTGTTTGTGTAAAATATGACAAGACTGATATAGCGTTTTATCTTTACGAGAGGCAACTCCAATCCTTGTCAAAGTCTCTCGTACCTTCAGAAAATCATCTGGATTCTCAAGGGTACATTCAACCATTGTGTCAACTGATACATTCATTTCTCCACTCCACCTTGATTCAATTTGTCTTTAATATAGCCAAGTTGATCCTCAGAAAGTGTTTTCAGAGCATCCTTGGCCTTCTCATTACCGAATCCATAATACTCTTTAACTACATCTAAATCATGCAGTTTCTCAGGTTTCAACCATTTACTATATCGTTTCTTCTGTCTGATACTATTTAGTAAATAGTCAAACTGTAGACGCGAATCTAGGTGGTGGTTTCTGTTCATTTCGTTGACTTGAAATATCGTATCCATAAAGAAAGACAACCCACGATTTACAATAAAAGGCGAATACTTCTTCTCATCTTGAGAAGTGAGCATAACATCTTCTTTTGTTTCGTTAATTGCCTTAATATACTCAAATGGACTCATACAGCTTCTTCTACAATTTCAAATACTGATTTGGTTGTATTTTTCTCATACATTTTCATCTGTTCAACTTCAATAGTGATATTGTGTTGTTCACCAGTTTCGGGATTGGTTGGATACATGAAAAAAGATTCCAAATTCCTTTGATGATGTGGCCCCCACTTACTGACCCAATCTTTTCCAGCCTGTATTGTAGGGTGATGTACCTTAATAATTAGATGATTTTTACCAATATCCATCATATTTTTTATAGCATTCGCTACTTGTTCTACAAAATTCAATGAAGCAGAACTAATCGAATAACAATGTGTTTCTGAATCTTGTTCTGCAGAAACTAAATCTGCTAATTGAGTACTATATGGTTTTGCTCCCCAATTAATAAAAACTCTACCACTTAATCTTTCTTCTTCTCTCTTGATTCTTTCTGATACAGTTTTAATTATAGTAGCTCTTCTAGCTTTAGTAAATCCAAATGCCTCCAAATCTGCTAAGTGTGTTTTACTGTCAACTGGTATACCATCTTCATAATACAAATCTTCAACATACTTTTCACCATCTTTATTGTCGATAGGTTTCTTTACTACATCCGCTTTTCTATTAAGAAGATTTCCAACAGTCCTCAATTCATTATCAGAATAGTCTTGATGTACCTCTTCAGAAATTCTCATTACTGGAACTGTGAGTCCATGTTTAGAAGAATCTACACCAAATACAGTATGGTTTCCATCACCTCTTGCATCTACTCTTTTACCATCCTTGATAATTCTTTTCACATAAACAATTACAGGATTACATTTTTCAGTACTTCCACCAGCATCATCTACACGTTCTTTAATTTCTCTCTGTAAGGATTTACTATCTTCAAATCGAACTTGTAGCCTTTCCATTGTAACGTGATCCGTTACAGGCTCATCGACAACTTCAAATTCTCGATTCTCAATTCGTTCTACCAATCTCTGACATTTCTCAAGATTTGGTGCTTTAAATTGAGGTATCCCATTCGACAAATTATAATAATTAAAGTTTTTTGCAGCGTCTACTTCAGATAACATTTTATGCTCCATGTATGTTAGATAATTGTATTTTCCGTATTCTAGTATTTCATATCGAAATTTTGAATTTGGGTTTGCAAAGTCTTTTGCAAATTCCTTATTCTTAGATGAATGCCAATATCCATCTCCCACATACCCCTTGTGGATTCCTAAGTATATTTTTTGATTTTCAAGATTCTTAAATCTATACAAATAGGCTTCATAACTCTCAGGAGATTCTGCTATGGATACTTCAGCAAATTGTTTAGGGTATTGCATGATTAAGTTTTTCGTTAAAAAGTTCTTGATAACCAGAAGGACTTAACAATCTTTCCTTATAGTTATTTCTTACCTCACTTAATAGCATATCATACTTTTGCCGAATGTCAAGGGCTTTTTTCTTAAAATCTTCAAAAGAGTCACATCTCTGCCAATCGGCTATGTTGTAAGTATTATTTGAATCGTATGTTTTCCAGACAAAAGGTATTACTCCACATGCAAGAGATTCGATGTAACGTGAAGTAGTAGCTGTCATATCTTTCCAATTAAAGCACATTGTACATCTTGCATCCTTCGCATATGGAAACAATTCAGGCCAGTTCTTTATCCACTTGTGATCTCTCTGGACTCCACTTGGAAATCCACCAATCATTATTTGAGTCAAGTCTGGATCTCTGTACACCTTTCTCATAAAAACTGTTCTATCGTTATCGTCTTTCATTCTACCCCAATACACAAAATCTTTATTGGGCTCTGTCAAATCGGTCAATGGTGTATTCAATCTAGAAATAAAATGATACTTCATACCATGAACATTGCCAGGAAAATCTATCTCATCAATCGTAGTAAATGAAGGAATATCCAATCCAGCAAAAGTTTTGGTTCTGAATAGTTCTTCATCATCTCCCCGATCTGACCTCAACATTATAATCTGTTTACCATCTACATAAGGCCTTAATGCTTCAAGATGTGCTTCTGACTTCGCAATGTCTCTTGGATCAATGGATCGTTTTGTGTCGTAATACATGAACTCTGCATCACTTGGAATAATCCATACATCCGTTTCTTGAAGTTCTCTTTTAGGTCTTTTACCATCGAATGATACATTGTAAAACTGGAAATCTAGGTCTTTTCTAGTGGGCATCCAGTTCTTAATCAATTCAAAATAACTATCTAAGACTGTGTACAAAGGTTCTTTGTAATTCACATTCGATCTAAGTCTAGCAATAGTAACTTTCATTATGCTCCTACATTCCAAAAAAGTGATTGTGGTTTTGCGTGTTCTTTAATGAACGGCCATGCCTTGGCGTCATAAGTTGGTGCAGATGGAAATGGTGGAGCTTCTTCTGGTTTGATTGGTTTGTCAAACTTGTATGGTGATACCCAATGTTTTGCTCTACC